CGCTGATAACGGATATGTCTTTACACATAATGGTACACCAACAATAGGTACAACTGATCTATCTGTTGCTCAGTTCTCTGGTGCTGGTCAGATTAGTGCAGGTAATGCTCTTACTAAAACAGGTAATACTCTTGATGTTGCTGTTGATGATTCTTCAATCGAGATTTCTTCGGATGCTCTGCGAGTAAAAGCTTCGGGTATTACAAATGCAATGTTGGCAGGTAGTATTGATCTTACTGCTAAAGTGACAGGTACTCTACCAATCGGTAACGGTGGTACAGGTGCAACCACATTTACTTCAAACGGTATCATATACGGCAACGGCACAAGTGCCCTTCAGGCAACTGCAGCTGGGGCCAATGGATACATTTTGTATAGTAACAGTGGAACTCCTGCTTGGACTAATCAGATTGATGGTGGAACATTCTAATAAATGCCTGATATTATATTAAAAAGGAGTACAACAGCAAGTACAGTCCCGACCGCCAATGATTTGTCGGTCGGGGAACTTGCTATTAATACAGCAGATCAAAGATTATATTCTAAACACAATAACGGTTCAGTTTTTGCTGTGCCGGGAGTTATTACAGCAACATCTATTGATTTCACAACGTCTAACGGAACAAGTAAAACTATAGAAGCAAATGTTACTGGAACAGTGTCTAATATTAATTCAAATCTGTATATTCCTTTTACGACATCAGGTGGAACAAGCAAGACAACATTAAAACTGGTATAATTTATGGCAGACAAGTCACCATTAAAAGCTACATATACGGGATCTGATCCTACTGGTCTAGCTGAATTTACTGCTTCCGATACTATTGGATTGACTGATGGTGGTACTGGGTCATCTACAGCCTCTGGTGCAAGAACAAACTTAGATGTTTTGAGCACTGCGGAAGTAGAAACAACGGCAACTTCAAAGGCCGTGACAATGGCAATCGCATTAGGATAATATTATGGCAATACCAAATTCAAAGGCAACATTAAAAAGCTGGTGTAAAAGGAGACTTGGACATCCAGTAATTGAAATCAATGTTGATGATGACCAGGTAGATGATCGTATTGACGAAGCACTACAATACTTTTATACTTTTCAGTATAATGGTATGCAACGAGTTTATCTCAAACACAAAATAACTCAGGCCGATGTTGATCGTGCAAACGTAAATGAAACAGAAACGGCAACGGATGGTAATCAACTCACAACTACACTGAATGGAGCTTTAAGTTCTGGTGCAACTTCTGTTACTCTTACGGACGCTTCTCAGTTTCCAGCTTCAGGTACTATTACAATTTCAGCAGAAGGAGTCAATCCAGCGGAGACTGTTACATATACTGCTAAAAGTGGAAACGTTTTAACAACTTCAGCTCTAACTAATAATCATGGAAATGGTGCTACGGTAACAAGCGTTCATCAAGTATCTTGGTCAACTGGTCAGGCTTATATTCCAATGCCCGACTCCGTTCAAAGTGTTTTGCGTGTATTACCGTTTAGTGATCGCGGCAATCTTAATATGTTTGATATTCGTTATCAACTTAGATTGAACGACCTTTATGATTTTTCTTCACAATCAGTTATTCATTATCAAATGACTATGATGCATTTGGATTTTCTAGATGCTATTCTCATAGGTGAAAAACCAATTCAATTTAATGTTCATCAAAATAGACTATATATTAATATGGATTGGGGTGATGATATTAGTGTTGGTGAATACGTTATTATAGAATGTTATCGCAAACTGGATCCAACTACTTGGACAGATATTTACAATGACCTCTGGCTAAAAAAATACGCAACTGCTCTCATTAAAAAACAATGGGGAGAAAACCTTATGAAGTTTAATGGAGTTACAATGTTGGGTGGTGTTACAATGAATGGTGAAACTATATACAGTGAGGCCAAACAAGATATTGAAAATCTAGAGGAAGAATCAAAACTTACCTGGGAAGAACCTCTACTTTTTGATATAGGATAAAGTCATGCCCGTAAATCATTATTTCTCAAAGGGCACGACTAACGAAAAGTACCTATACGAAGATTTAATCATTGAGGCTTTAAGAATTTATGGCCACGATGTTTATTATTTACCTCGTACTCTAGTAAATAAAGATCAGCTTTTTGGTGAAGATCCTCTTTCAAAATTCGACGATTCTTATCTCATAGAGATGTATATGGAAACTGTTGAGGGGTATGATGGTGAGAAAGAATTAATATCACGATTTGGTTTAGAAATTCGTGATGATACTACTTTTGTTGTATCGAGGCGACGATGGGAAAGATTTGTCAGTGCAGATTCCAATCTTATATCATCTGTACGGCCCAATGAAGGCGATTGGATTT